ATCGCCACATGGTTGACCTTGAAGCCGAAGGCGTAGCAGAAGGGGAGATCACCGCAGGCGTGGTTGCGCATCTTCTTTGGGGAAGTGGCACGACGAAGAGAGCGGCAACTCGGACAATGGAATATGCAGAGAGAATCGTTGCACATTTAGATCAAGAAGAAATGCGTGCGCCTGCGCCAGCAATGGACAAGATTTTCGGGAGCGAAAAAAATCCTGCTGGTTCAGCCGCAGACAAGGTTGGCGATATTGAACTCAGCGAAGCGACAGAAACAGCGTTGCAAAATAAAGTTACTGAACACAATAAAGAGATGACTGACCGAGACCGACCTGTTTGGACTCGTGTTCGGGTAGGTCAGTTGCGATCTGTGTATCGGCGAGGTGCTGGTGCATTCTCTACATCTCACAGACCGAACATGACACGAGCGCAATGGGCAATGGCGAGAGTGAACGCCTTTCTGTTCCTTGTCAGAACTGGCAAGCCTGAGAATCCGAACTATGTCACCGACAATGATTTGCTTCATCGGGAACATCCGAAATACTCAAACAGTCGTGGATATGATTCCAACAAAGAAGGAGCAACGAGAACAATGGAAAACGCAGAGAGTGTTGCAGATGAATTAGATATTAGCGATGATGTTGAATCTGATGATGAGACCTCGCTTGAAGATATTGAGGTTGTTTCTATTGAGACCGAAGATGGTGAACTTGTTGTGCCTAGTTCGTGGGTTACCAGCGTTCAAAACAACAGGAGCATCGCCTACAACACAGCCGAACTTCGTGCAAGCGACGACGGCAAAACCCTCGTGGGGTACGCCTCAGTCTTTGACAGTCCGAGCGAGCCGCTCCCTTGGGTTGAATATGTGCGCAGGGGAGCCTTCCGCAAGACCATCAAAGATGGCGCAGATGTCCGTCTGCTTATAGACCACGAAGGCATCCCACTCGCACGGACACGATCAGGAACCTTAATGCTGAAAGAGGATGACATCGGGTTACGAGTAGAAGCGCACCTTGACGACACCAACCCCGATGCGATGCGAGTGATTTCGGCGATGCGTCGTGGCGACCTAAGCCAAATGTCGTTCGCCTTCCAAACGGTCAAGGATTCGTGGAGCGCAGACCGAAGCGTGCGAGACCTCAAAGAGGTTCGCCTGTTTGATGTCAGCGTCGTGACATATCCCGCATACGAAGAAACTGTTGCAGAATTGCGTTCAGCAAATAACACAGACTCAACTACAGTTGCGCCAACTGCTCCGTTGGCTTTGCGCAAACGCCAAATCCAACTAATGCAAATACAAGCCGAGAACTAGCCGACACGCAGTCACTAGATATCCCACTTGACACCATCCCGAACCTCACAACAACTAGGAGAATGAAATGTCAATGTCAATCAAACTCAGCGAAAAGCGTCAAGCGCACATCGCAGAAGCAGGCGCAATCGTCGCAAAGGCAGAAGCCGAAGCACGAGACCTGACCACCGAAGAAGATGAAGCAATCGGAGCCGCTTTGCGTTCAGCAAAGGACTTAGATGCAAGCATCGCACAACACGAGGAATTAGAAGCCCGAAGTGTTGCCGCTGTTGAAGTCCGCAAAGAGACCAGCGTTGCAGTCGTTAAGAGCGAGCCACGCACCTACTCACCATCAGCACCGTCATCGTTTATCGCTGATGCTTATGGCGCACAGTTCAACAACGACTTCAGCGCACAAGAGCGTCTCGCACGCCACATGAAAGAAGAGCGGATTGAGCGTCGTGATGTCACATCGGCAAACTTCGCTGGCTTGATCGTGCCACAGTTCCTCACCGAACTCGCCGCACCGTTCGCAAGAGCAGGTCGCCCATTCCTTGATGTAGCACGCAAGCATCAACTTCCCGATGCTGGTCTGGTAATTTCAATTTCAAAGGTGACCACAGGTAGTAGCACCGCAGTTCAGACCGAAGGTGCCGCTGTCTCAGAAACCAACATGGATGATACCAAGTTAGACATCTCGGTTGTCACTGTCGCTGGTCAGCAGAATGTTTCTCGCCAATCCATTGAGCGTGGAACAAACATTGACTCGCTCGTAATGGCTGACCTTGTTGCCGCATACCACACCAACCTTGATTCGTTGAATGTGACCACAAGCGCAACATCGTTGACGAACACCATCACGCAGGTCATCACCTACACCGATGCTTCGCCAACCGTCGCAGAAATGTATCCCAAGATCGTTGATGGCATTCAGCGCATTCAGACCAACTACTTTGCTGGACCGAACTTCATCTTGATGCACCCACGCCGCCTCGGATTCTTCCTCGCCGCAGTTGACGATCAGAAGCGACCACTCGCTGTTCCTGTTCCTAACTTCAACGGTCAGCCAGCATTCGCATCGGGTAACGGTGCGCCTGTGTACGGCAACAGCGGATATACGATGCTCGGCTTGCCGATCATCACAGACGCCAATGTCATCACTACAAACGGTGCAGGTGCGAACGAAGATGTCATCATCATCGGCAACACGCAAGAAGCACACTTGTTTGAAGATGGCGACGGTTCACCGATGATGCTTCGCTTTGAGCAACCGAAAGCGGCTGAACTTGACATCACGATGATTGTCTATGGTTACAGCGCATTCACAGCAAACCGTTATCCAAATGCGTTTGCACTTGTCGGCGGTACTGGACTCATCACACCGACATTCTGATAATGTGGGTCAGCGCAATCTTGGGGATTGCGCTGACCACTATCGGATGAAAGAAGAAAAGCGATGAAGAACAATCAGATTGTGGCATTGCTGTCAGAGCGCATCGGGTATGTCCGACGCAACCTGCCGAAGCGTGTCGCCCAAGTTGATGAAGCATTGGGCAAACTTGGACATCTCGTTGAAACTGCGACTGCTGAACCGCAAGCGGAACAGGCAAACAAGCCTGCCGTGACAAAGCGAGTCATCAAGAAAGACTGATCGTGGCAATCACAAACGGATACGCAACACTTGCAGAGGTCAAAGCCGCTTTGCGTGTCACGGACAGTATTGACGACACCTTGATTGAAAACGCTATTGAAGGCGCATCACGACGCATAGATGGATACTGCGGCAGATGGTTCTACCAATCACCGTCAACAGCAATCAGCATCTATCCGATTGACTCATACAACATTCGGGTTGATGACATCGCAACAACATCTGTCATAGTGAAAACTGATAATAATGGCGACGGAACTTTTGAGACAACCCTGACGCAAGGCACGGACTACCAACTAGAACCGCTGAACGCTGTCTTGAAAAAAATACCTTTCAACCGTATCGTTGCTATCGGTAACAGAACCTTTCCAATCATTCTCGCTCCTGATAGACCGCTTGTTCAAGTGACAGCAGTTTGGGGATGGGATGCTGTCCCTGATGATGTTCGTGAAGCGTGCGTGCTTCTATCCATTCGTGGATTCGCACGCCTCAATGCCGCTCTTGGTGTTGTTGGCTTCGCTGACATGGCGTTCCAAGTGCGTGCGGTTGACCCTGATGTCCGTGACCTGCTCTCACCGTACCGCATCCTCGGTGTTGCCTGATGCCTTCAACAGTCGGTGCGGTCAGCACAGCATTGAAAACCGCTCTCGGAACGATCACGGGTTTGCGAACAGCATCCATCCAACCTGACCAGTTGAACCCGCCGATTGCTTTCCCTGTTCTCAATAGTGTCTCTTACCATCAGTCAATGGGAACAACATCCGCTTTGACTTTGATGGAATACACGATCTTCGTGATTGTCGGCAGATACACCGACAGAACGGCACACGCAACCCTAGACTCGTTCCTGTCGCCGACTGGTGCGCTAAGTGTTCGCACGGCTCTTGAAGCCGACTCAACTCTTGGTGGAGTTGTCAGCACACTGATAGTTGATCAGTCAACAAACATTTCAAGTGTTACAAGCGCAGAGGCAGAGTTTCTGCAAATCAGTTTCAATGTCCGAGTCCACAATTAGGAGAACCAAAATGGCTAAGTCATATAAAGTTTTGAGCGACAACTGCACACTCGGCAAAGTCGGTGAGACTGTCACACCTGTTGATATGTCAGATGATAACCTTGCCGCATTGGTCGTAGGTGGACATCTTGAAGAAGTAAAGAAAGAAACCAAAACCGAAACCGCATCTACTAAGGAGAACATCTAATGGCAGTTTTCAGCCTCAAGAATGCAAGCATCTTGATTAACGCAATAGACCTGAGCAACAAGTCAAACTCAGTGACCGTGAAC